TTAAATTAAAAGTGTAAGTCCACCAGCTATAATTACTAAGCCACCCCACATACCAAGAATAGTTACATAATATCGAATCTTGGTACCAAAATATAACATACCAATTGCAACACATTTATGCATCGGACTAACTAAGTAGCCAACAAAGTCAACAGCAAAGAACCAAGGTAAGTATTCAATACCATAAATGCTAGCCATAATAACAGTTAATGCTCCAAAGCGACTACTACTACCCAAGGCAAACGCACCAGCAAAACTTGCAACGCTTAACATAATAAACCCACTCCAGGTATTAATATCAAGTCCACTATTTTCCAAGAACTCTTTAATAGCACTTGTATTTTCTCTAGCAAAGTTTGCCGCTACGATAATAACCGCAACCCAACCGATCAATTTCCAATCTACAAACCGTAATAGTTTTGGTACATCAAAAGTACGAGTAACTATCATATAATATAGTGTAAGGAACCCAAATGCCCATAAGAAATCAACACCAGCAATAATAGCACCAACGCCAGCAACATACGGCAATACATAACGTGTAATTCGACTTACTTTAATTTCAGTATCACAATCGTTTAGTTGGATATCACTTTCTTTCACTCCCCAAATAAGATAGGAAAGAATAAAGGCAATACTAACTGCCAACAGTGGCCACATAATACCCATAAACTGTGTGTATGTTAATCCAAATGCCGCCATGGGAAGAATAACTGTCTTCTCTAATGGGCTCCAAAAGTAATAATGATGCGTACTAACATAGTCAATAGGACCAAACTTTTCTCTGCCACAGCAACCTTTATCTGGCGCCAATGCTTCAAGCATACCTGCGCTTACTGTAACACGACCTTTAATGGGCAATAATCCAGTAATGGCACTCACAACAGCTACAACTGCTTTTTTGCTTTTTAAATTTTGCTCAAAGAAGCAAAACAGATCATCAAATAATTTATTCTCCTTTACCATACCCGCAATCATCATTACAAACACGATTAACAGAAGGTAAACCTGTCCTTTAGTTATTAAGTCTAAGTATTCCATTATTTCCTCTTAAAAAATTTATTATAAGCATTAGATATAATATTTTTGTTTAAATTAAACCCAATACTATTGTAATACTTTCTACGGGTTATCCATTTACGATCATTTTGATCTGCGTCTCTTACATCTAAATCATATGTTTGTTGACTTATAGGCACAAGTTGGCATAGTGGTGTTCCCGCACGAATTGTAAACTCACCTTGCCCATTTACATATCCTTGAATATTTATTTCACTACTAACACTAGGGTCAAGAACACCAATACAACTTTCAAATTCAAACTGTTCTGTATACGGCATTGGTAACATCATAAATTTACAGTCTGAGATAATATGCCAGGGTGTATTAATCTTGAGTATACTTTTATTACTCCAGGGTCTTTTTGGTATATGTTTGGCAATACTGTCGCCCTTTTGTACTTGTAGTGCTGGTTTTTCTAGTAATTCTTCTAGAGCAATATCTGGCGCATATGTTTCTAAACTACTAGGACCACTGCGCACTGCGATATCATGCCAAGCACAAACAACATACCCTGTTGTTAGAATGTCTATAATACCAGGACATCTCGCAATATGAAAATCATAATTTTCAATTTGGCTGTATTCACGTTGGGCTGTTTTAATCCACGTAGGCATCACTGACTTACTGTGTATAACAGGATATGTGTCTGTTAATCCGTCTACTGTGCTAAAGAATTCTATTTTTTTCATTGGAACCTAATATTAAAAGCAATACATACTCGTTGTGTGTCGCTTTCATTTCTTTCTACTTCATGTGGAATCCAACTTGGCCACATAACTAAATCTCCGTCATTTGGTTTATAATGCATCCTACTTGTACCAGGTCCTAAATAACTAGCACTTAGATCCATATTAGCTGGATTTAAAAATACCAAGTCTCCAGTATGATTTGCTTGTACATAGTATATAGCACTAAAGTTAAATGACTTATGTGTGTGTAACAAATTTAAACTGCCAGGATCGTTTATATTAGTCCAAGATTCAATATAAGGATCACCGCCGTTAAACATATGGTTAAACGCACGATCTTCTTCTAAATAATAACCTACTGTTTCTTCAAGTTGTTTTATTAAGGCTTGTTGTAACCATTCACTGCGTTCAAATTTAATATCAGCACGCCAACAACCATCATTAGTATTCAAATTACTGGGGTTATTTTCTTTATAATCATATGCTTGACGCAATAAGTCATATCGTTGTTTTTGAGATCCAATGCCAGATTCTATTAGTACATGTCCGCTATATGCTTTCCAAAGTCTCATTTTTTTACTACCATAATATATAACCCATTCCACCACATGTTTGGATTTTCTACTTCATTCAGCAACAGTCTGTTATAAACAATATCAAGACCACTACTTTCTACTCCTGCTTCAGCACCTTTAACAACTTCTGTCCAGTTAGCATCATCAAATATTAATAATGCTGTATCACTAAACACACTACTATAATACTCTACTGCTTTTTTTGTATTCTCAAAATCATGTGGACCATCATAAAAGAACATGTCAATTTTAGGCAGTGTAGTTAAGTCTACGGTAAGCATGTCTGAGTTATGTACAGTTAGTTGTTTGATATGTCCTGTGTTATTATTAAATTCATCTAGTGTATTATTAGGCAAAGAAAAATTGTTGCGTTGCGGTTGTATTTCGCCACTCCAGTTATCTACGCAATGTATGTCAATATCATTTACACCAACTGCGGCGGCTGTTGCGCCCATAGCACTACCAACTTCTAAATATGTATTGACTTTGCCGCCCAAGCCCATTAATAAGTTTTGAACTCTTTTGCTAGTTAGTCCTGGTATTTCCAAGTTGTTGACATATGAAACACTGTCTACTAATTCATTAACTACATCATGTACAATCTGTGGAAGTTTTTTACCACTACGTGCTTCATATACTTTATCACAAAAATTACAATCCCAACAATCAAACTTACAGTTCTTAATAATTTTACGCCAAGCATCAATTGGCCGCTCTTGTAAATTTGTTTCAGAAAGATAATCTTCAAATTCATTAAACAAAAACTCTTCGTTGTTAGCATAGCGTTTAACAATATCCATAGTATGATATATTTGTGTAATGCTTTCACGACCATGCATTTTAAATACATCAACATAATCTAATAGCTCTACCCAATCTTCACGCCACGGTGGAATGTTTGCTGTTTTTAAAGGTACACTAGGATCTAATACATCCCATTTAGGACAACTTACTCTACTAATACTATCTAAAAAGTATGCTGGACCTTCTCCACGCATATTATTAAACTGAAAGTGTTCGTCCATCATTGCGCAATTTCCTAAACACCCTTCATTACCAAGTAAACTTAATTTTATACCAAATTTGTCTGCGGCACGACGACACTGTTTTAGCGCATCTCTATCACGCATTAAGTCTCTATCAAGATTAACATACTGAAATCCTGCTTTTGCCAACTCAGCAATTTCATTAGCACGAGTAACATTTCTCAAAATTGTATTTTTAATTTGTAGTTCAGGAAACCGCATCTGTATTTGTTTTGTTGCGACCCAATGGGTATGTGGTATTGTAGCACTACGTACACCTGCTGCATATAACTGTTCAAAATTATTTAAAAACAAGTCTAAATTTTCTTGGCTTGGTTGAACTTGTATATTATTAAATGTTGCGCTAACTTTTATACCTGTGATCTTTTGAATATGTAATGCGGTCTCTATAACTTGTATTACATCAGCTTGCGTTTTAATAATATCTCCCATGGCGTCTTGTGTAAATGGAGGCATGCGACAAGTAAAATAAAGATCATATATATAATCTTTATACTTGTGACAGAAAGATACAAACTCGTGAAATTGCTCTTCAGAAAGTTTCTGATTAATGGGTATACTAAACATACTTGATACTATAACACGTAATTAATTAGCTGTCAAACATTAAATGCTGGATCAGAAGTAACATTTTCATCTTGCGCTTGCGCATCACTCATTTGAACTTCGAACCGAGTATGTAGTATTAGACAACAATCGCTGATAGTTGTACAGTTTTTAATCTCAGTTTCAACTATTTGTTTTGCGCTTAGTAAATTTTGTACTTTTATATTATATGCTGTATGTGCCTCAATAACTTTTGTTACCATTGCGCTAAGTTTAATACCACGTGCTGTGGCAAGTGCTTGAATCATAGGAACACTAGCACTATAATCAACTTGATTATCAACTTGATATGCTTGTGCTTCTTGTAGTTGAGTTGCCCAACTATCATGCTCTAATGCGCTCACTTGCATTTTTTGTTGTAAAAGACGTTTGTCATAAATTTCGTCAAGTCGCAATCGCATAATATGTTGTATAAATTTTACTGTATTGGAAATATCAGTATCAGTTAATGTGTATTTTGCTTTTGTACCGGTTGCTTCTTCACTAGACAATACTTGTAAATTAGAATTTTGTACTGTGCCATCTCTTACACTAACATACCCCCTATAACCGTCCATAAACATCCAGGCTTTCGCAACACCTTCATTTTCTAAGATGCGCAAAGGAGCTAAATGCTCATAATTAATAATATCAACATGTGTATCTGGAATATATCCTACACAGAAATCCATCCAATAACCAATTTTTTCCACTGGTCCTAGTGTGCGTTCATTAACGCTTTTGAATAAGAGGTACAACTTTTTTCTCCTGGTTATTTAACTGCAGTGTAATATCATCAATAAATTCAGACTGACTAATATTTGCCAGTAAGTGTATATCACTAACTGTTTCTCCATTGTTTAATTTTTCTACTACAGTGTCACTAATTTTATTCATACGTGATTCATTTTGAATTAAAATTTCGTATGCCATAGTAATTGATTTGTTTTGTGAGTCAGCATCTAGTTGCATAATTGCTTCCATATTACCTACACCAATACGACCATATGCAATCATATCCATTGCGGCTTGTTTCGCAAGTCTATATTCCCAATAGTCCCGTTCAATTTCTTCATTTTGTTCTGGATCGTTCATAATATCTAAATATCTACGACCATCTTTTGTATAGCCTTGTGGGCTATTGTCAATTTCGTCTATTAGCTTTAGAACCTTTTCACGTTCGTAAAGAATAGTACGTAGCTTTTCGTTTACTACTGCTAATTTTGCTTTAATACGTTTAACTTCCAGTAAGTGTAATTTCTTTTGTGCTACATACTGAGTAAGTTCTGCTTGTTCATTTTCCAATTCAATCTCAAGTTCAAATTGTTCACGATCAAACTCCCAATTATCAATCATCTCAGTTTTTGTATTCAATTCTAGCATTAACTGACGTAGTTGATGCATAGGATGGATGTGACTCCTAGCCACAAAGTTTTTGAGTTTAAACTCAGGAATACTCCAATCGTTTAATTGAGATTTACGAATTATTTCATTCTGTTTTTCTGTTAATACGATTTCATTCATTTTTATATCTTAGCCTTTCCATCCGCATATGCCACTGGAGCCTCCAGGTATACCAGTTCTAACTGATCCTGCTCCTAGTTCATATCCGGTGTCTGTTGTGTAAAAGAACTTATGTCCTCTATTATTTTGTGCACCATCGTACATTCCTAAACAATACTGATGTTCTTGTCCCATGTCAAAGTTTTCTTCACCACTATTACCCATTGGTCTCACTACTGTTCTACTTAGAATGTTTGTATTCATGTCATAAACACGATAGTTATATCCACCGTTATATGTTCCTTCATTTCCAATGTACCCTTTGCGATCTTTACTATTAATTGGCTTTTGTTGGTTATTAGCACCAACCCACGCAGAAGCTTCTAGTCTATCTGATCCAACTGTATCAGTTGCAAAGACTAATTGTTGTCCAGTTGCATTGCCATATAAGTGTGCTTTGTTTTGATCACATAATGCTTGAACGCCGCCGCCAGTACCGTCAGCAATAATACCTGACGTAAAGCCAGCTGGTCCGGTTTCAGTAGTAAAGTTAAACTTAGTACTAGTTCCCCCACTAGTTATGTGACAATATTGTTCTTCTTTAAATGCTGCTCCAGCATCATTTCTAGATACATTCATATTATTTGAACTATTATATGCTTGCCCAGTGTCTGTTGCGTGTATTAAAGCAATAACTTGTGCGTTTGCGGTACTATTACTACCATTAGCACCAAACACCCAACTTTTTGTTCTACTAGGAGCACCGCAACTGTAACTAGTAGCGTATGCCATAACATTTCCTAAGTTAGTACAAATGTCTGTACTATGTGTCATTCTATTTGCGTTAGTATATGGTGTACCACTTTTATACCCACACATAACATAACTAGATGTAATTACTGTTCTGTATTTAAACCCGCCATCACCAACACTAACCTGTTGCCATAGTTGTCCATCATACTGTCGTAGTTCTTTTTGTGTGGTATTCCAATATACTTGTCCAGCTACTGGACTGCTTGGATTATTTGCCGCATTCGGATAATTTACACCATTTCCGCCTATTGTTGTTGCCATTTTTTAACCTCTCCAACCACATGTTCCACTGGAACCACCTGGTATTCCTGTTCTTACTGAACCTGATCCTAGTTCATATCCAGTATCTGTTGTATAAAAGAACTTGTGTCCTCTATTATTCTGAGCGCCATCATATTGACCCAAACAATACTGATGTTCTTGCCCCATATCATAGTTTTCTTCACCCATGTTAGTCATTACTTTTGGGATTGTTCTAGATAATACATTTGTATTTAAATCTAATACCCGATAGTTATATCCACCATTGTATGATCCTTCATTTCCAAAATATCCTTTATGGTCTTTACTATTAATTGGCTTTTGTTGCGTATGTACACCGCTAAATGATGATCCTTGCACTTGGTCTGCGGTAAGTGTATCTGATGCAAATAACAATGTTTGACCGGTACCATCGCCGTATAAGTGTGCTTTGTTTTGATCACATAATGCCTGTACGCCATCGTGTGAACCGTTTGCAATTATACCAGTTAAACTTGATGCGCTAGTTTCTGTTGTAAAGTTAAACTTGTCACTAGTAGTATTACTGGTTATGTGACAATATTCTGTTTCTTTAAATGCTGCTCCAGAATCATTCCTACTTGTACTCATATTGTTTGCGCTACTGTATGCTTGACCTGTTTCTGTATACATATTTATTGCTACACAATTTGCGTTTGCTGACGAGTGGGCTCCATTGGCTCCAAATGTCCAAGACTTAGTACGACTAGGTGCTCCACTACTATAGCTAAATGAATATGCTAACAAATTTCCCAAATTGGTGCAAACATCTGTGCTGTGTGTCATTCTATTTACATTATTATAAGGAGTTCCGCTTTTATATCCGCCTTGTACAAAACTAGCAGTAATGACAGTTTTGTACTTAAATCCGCCATCACCTACTGCTACTTGTTGCCATTGTTGGCCATCATACTGTCGTAATTCTTTTTGTGTAGTATTATAATATACCTGGCCTTCTACTGGACTGCTTGGATTATTTGCTAATTGTGCGTAATTAAGTCCGTTGCCATTAAGTGTTGTTGGCATTTAGTCTTTCCTCCAATGCGTCAATACGTGCTTGTTGCTCTTTAATTGCTTCAATAAGAAGTCCTACCATGTTACCATACGCAACAGATTTTATTCCAAGAGCATCTTCACTTACTACCTCTGGTAATACCGTTTCTACTTCTTGAGCAATTACTCCTGTTTGACGAGGACTGCCTTCTATGTCTGTTCTATTATATGTTACACCACGTATTTGTAAAAGTTTATCCAGTGAATTAGGTATGACATCAATATTATCTTTAAGAGTTATATCTGAATTTGCAGTGATATTACCGTTTGCAGTAATATTACCTTGAGCATATGCTGACCCATCACTTGATCTAATCTCAAATCTTACAATTGGTGATGTACTGCCATTTGTTTGTGATTCAAAAGTCCAACCATATCCACCAGCATTTTCAATATGACTCCGCTGTGCCCAATTAGTAACTATACTACCTGATGGTGCTGTTAAATTTCCTCTAGGACCAACACTAGTTTGTCCAGCTTGCGCCATATACATTACCCAAGAATTGTAAACATCATCATACCAAGAAATACCATGAGATGTAGAATTCACACGATTTAACATTAATATCTGGGATTTATTAGCAACTAATCCATTGGACAAGTAACCACTACCTTGTACACCATCTAGTGTGTCAGCATCTAGTCCATTGCCTGATCCTTCATCTGCTTGTGTAAGCACTCTGTTACCAGCAAAGTAACCATTTGCGTAAATGGAACCTGAAACATAAAGATTGTTACCACCACCACTGGCACCAATTTGTACATGCTGGCTTGCGTTAGAATACTGTAGCCATAGATCATCTGTACCAGCTCCACTAGCAGATTTACCCCAAATATGTCTTACTTGTATTCTACCATCGCCGGCACCGCCTACATTAAGCATACCATTACCAGCGTTCCACGCATCTGTGCTATCAATAGTAAGATTTCCAGTCATTGTATCAGAAGCATCACTGCGTAAGAAACTACTACCTTGAATACCATCAACAGTATCAGCATCTAGTCCTGAGCCTGGGCCGTCGTTACCAGTATGAAAGACTTTCTTGTCTTCATCTGCGTATATCTCTCCATCTACATACAATTGAACGTCGCCATTTGACGCATGAATACGGAATTCTCCAGGACTTTCAAAATGAATTCCAGGTTTTGATGCCCAGCCGCTTGCTCCGTTACTTCCGACAATTTTTAGTGTACCTAAATCAATGTTGTCACCGCCTGTATCAAGCGCAATACTACTACCAGAATAGGTTAACGTACCAGAAAAACTGTCCGAGGCGTCACTACGTAAGAAACTTGTAGCAGATGTTCCGCCTAAGCTAGTGGCATCACCGCCGTTTGAGGTTGTGCCTTTCCAGGAGGCTCCATTCCAAGTCCATGACTTGTTTCCTGATGTAAATTTTTGTCCATTACTTTTGCTGCCTGGAAATGAAATTGCCATAATTAGTTACCTTTAAGTTGTTGTAACTATTTATGTGAATTTAAGTATTATTTTTTTTGGGGTTATTCAGATAGTA